ATGGCAACCGTTAAAGCATACGTTCGTTCCAGCAAAAAAAATAACATAGTAAATGTACGTTTCCGACTATCTACTCCGGGGGCAAAATTATTATATTATGTAAGCGATTTACAGATAAACGTAGATCTTTTCGACAACAAGAGAGAAGAAATAAAATCGAGGGCGTTGTACCCGGATAAAGAGAGACGAATTTTCAACGAAAAAGTGAATGAATTAAAGTCTCTTATACTTCGGACATGGGAGGAAAGAGGAGATGACTACCAGCCAACGAGCGAATGGCTGCGTAATGCCATGAAGCGTAGAGTGAATGGTGAAACACCTGTTAATGATGATTTCTTCGATATATTTGACAAATTCCTAACCTATAAACAATACGATGAGAAGCGAGAGGAACATTATGATGTTTTAAAGCGGATAATGATCCGGTATGAAAATTACGAAATTTTTAATGGAGGAAAATTCAGGTGGAGCCTCGAAATATCTGCATTTGACTTGTCTAATTTCGAAGATTATTTAAAAAACGAGTATAGATTAGCAGAATTATACCCGTCGTTATATGAGGGTGTCAAGAAGTTATCGCCGAGAGGTAGAAATACTATTGCTAACATGATGACGAAGTTAAGGGTGTTCTATCTTTGGGCTGTGAGAATGGGGGAGACAACGACCAACCCTTTTGCAAATTATTCCATAAAGGAGCAAATATATGGGAGACCTTATTTCCTTACCTTAGAAGAACGTGACAGGGTGTACAATTTTCCAATGCCGAACAATCCTTTTCTTGCTATACAGCGTGATATATTTGTCTTTCAATGTATGATTGGTTGTAGAGTAAGCGATTTGTATAGGTTAACTCGTGAAAACATCAATGACGGGGCTATTGAATATGTCCCGACAAAAACGAAAGGGGATAATCAGGAATATGCTCGTGTACCTTTGACGAAAAAAGCGATTGAAATATTGGAAAAGTACAAGGAATATGGAGGACGTACACTTTTCCCATTTATCTCTGAGCAAAAATACAATGATTCCATCAAGAAGATTTTAAGAATGGCGGGCATCGACAGAAAAGTCACCGTCATAAATCCGGTAACGCAGAAAGAGGAGCAAAAGCCTATATATGAGATTGCCAGCTCGCACCTCGCACGTCGTACATTTATCGGGAATATTTATAAAAAAGTAAAAGACCCGAATATTATCGGGTCTATGAGCGGTCATGTAGAGGGCAGCAAGGCATTTGCCCGTTATCGTGACATAGATGATGAAATCAAGTTAGATGTGTTGAAAGAGATAGAGTGATAATCTTTCTAATTTTTTTTGTTAAGATCGCATTTATCTATATCATCTGAGGAAATGCCCCCTTTCTTATATAATGATAGTATTAGCCCTTTATTCTAAGATATTCACATATGTGTGATATATATGTTTCACATTGAGAAATGAAATCTTCGTCTTTCACGTATTTTTGAATTTCTTCTATAACATCTTCAAAAGACAAGTTTTAGAATATTTATTCAAACATAGACCCCTCTCCGAATATTATCCATTCCAATGAAACCCCATAATCATAAACAAGATAATATATCCATTCGGGCTTCAAAACACTACGGTCTGGATTTTTTCTCACATTTGCTATATTGGTACGAGTTATATTGTGCTTCCTCGTGAATGTTTTAAGCCCACGAATGCGTTTCTGTGCTTTGAGCATATCAATAGCTTCAAAGAAACGTTTAGTTATAGCGATTCCTTCTTTAGAAATTTTCATGACTCAAATTTTAGTCTTTGAAATCCATAGATGATTACATATTTGTTTTTATAATCGCTTCATACATCCGAGCACATGGAATACATGTCTTATCATATTTTTCGGTAGTTCTTGTATTCCGTATTCAGGAGATCTGTTTGTTGGGATTAAAGAATAACTATCTGGATTGGATGCAGGACCTATCCTTTTTATAGTTCTCATGTTGTTGGTTGTGATAATAGCATAAACCTCACCATAAGGTAGAAAAGAAGCATCCTCTATTTCCTTTAGAGCTATTATATCGCCATGTGTTATTTCAGGCTCCATTGAATGTCCAGTGACATTGCACCAACATGTAGCTTCGTTGTACTTCTGAAAGTTAATGAGGTATTCGGGCGTGGTAGTCTGATCGTTCAGAACGATGTCGAATCCGCCGATGAAATCGACATTGTAATAAGGCACACCTTGTGTGTAGCTTTTTTGTGGAGTTGGCGCATTCCATTCTGATTCATGAACCATGCCTATGTTGCTACTGAGGGTGTATTGCTTGCTTTTTTGTTTTTCTTCCTCCTTAATCATCGGGACATCCGCTCCTGATAGCCACCCTGTAGTAAGGTTAAATTTTTCCTCCAGTATCTTTTTATACGAATCCTTAAAGGATGTCACTCCGTTCTCCATTCTTGAATACGTGTTTTGACCGACTTCAAGAATGGCAGCCATTTGTCGCTGTGTGAGATTCTTGTGAGTCCTCAGCAACTTCAGTCTCAAAACAGGATTAGTATCCATAAAAATCAATTTATTATCCCTTTTAAGGATATTTAATGAATAAAATATCCATTTTATCCAAATAAGGGATATATTTGCACTACAATAATAATCTTAACGAAGCAAAGATAATGAAAGCCGTAGTAAAATCAAACATTCTGCCCGATAATGGGATAAAAATGACCTTGAAGGACTATTACGAATCTCTTCCCAAAACCACCAGCCCCAAGACCGAGTTTTTGAAGAGGGTTGTGGACGAGTGCGGAGTATCGTTCGGCACTGCGATAAACTGGGCAAAACGTGGTATGCACCCAGCGGACGAGAAGCACCTTCCCACGCTGTCGAAACTGACCGGAATCCCCGAAGAAGAACTGTTCGATTAAGAGTCATAAAGTGATGGAAGACATGGAATTTTACATGGCGGACGGTGAGTTGCTCTGTCAATATCCAGACGGTAGCGTGAAGCCAGTTACTGATAGCGACACAGACTTCATCCGAGAGATGGTAGCCACTATAAGGGAGTGGTATCCGGGAGCATACAATGCCCTATCGGAATGTTACAGCAGAAGTGTGAACAATGTTCCTTACTTCCATTACCTGATGGTGCGGCGTTTCTTGAAGTGCAACTTCGGTAACCTTGACCACACGGCGTTGGACATACAACGGACGGGTAAGTTCAACTTCGAGAAGGTGCATTGCCCGTTGAGGGGCGAGTGCCGCTACGAGGGTGAAATATGCGGAGCAAAGTTCAACAGCCGCCTATCCGCAGCGGAGGTTAGGGTAATGCGCTTGGTGTACGATGGAATCATCAACGACGAGATAGCAGAACGACTGTATATCTCCCCTCACACGGTAAAAAATCACATAAAGTCTGTATATCTGAAACTTGGGATTCACGAGAAATCCGAATTTATCCAGTATGCACACAATAACAACCTTTTTAATGATTAACTATGTTAAATGAAGCCATTTTAAAGATTGTACTAAACGACAAAACATTTAGTCAACTAGAAGCTGAAAAAATAGTAGGAAGCCGAAACCGACTATTTGAACTAGTTGGGAATGGATCTATCCGTGCAGAGAAAAAACCGTCAAATAGACAAAACGGAAGATGGTATTGTAATGCTTACGATGTAATCAAATTCGCCTGTATAAAATAAGCCCCTTAATAACATGAACACAACTTGTATTATCCCACGGTCAACAATCGAGAAACGATACGACAAGGCAAGGGAAGATTTCAACGACCAATACGACAACTCCCCTTACAAATTGAAATGTAAGGAATTTTATATAGGAGGCGGGGTAGAAAACTACGAGGTCGCCAGCCAGATACTATCGATGAACGAGGAGGAAATAGCCAAATCCTACCTCGAAGATTGCGACCCGAAAGACTGGCAGAGCATGCGTCGATACCGGGAAGACCTCATGTGCGATGCCACGGACATCTACAAAACGGCTATCGCTATGGTAAAAGCCGATATTCAGAAACTAAAAAACATACAGGACGAGGTAGAAAGTTTTCTTGAAGACCATATAGGAGAAAACATGGACGGTCACTATCTCGACGGACATATAAACTATGAAGTAGATTTGATCGACAAAAACGTCGATGTCAGCATTCATTACGACGCATACAATCACAAGGAATGGGACAACGGCGACTATTTAACGCCATCTTCTAGTAGTGGCTACATCGATACAGAATACACGGTAACCGTATTCGACGAATGCGGAAATGAAGAATTTGAGTTTAACGGTAATTTCCAAATATAACAGTCATGATATTCTACAAGTTGTTTACCCTGCTCGCCATACTGCTTATGCTTTCCTCGATATTCGGGGTAGTCGCTTCGCTCATCAATGCCAACCTTTGGCAACTGGTAATAAGTATATCCCTGTTAGCGCTGTCATCGATGGCTCTTGCCGGGCAACAACAAACCGATAAGAAACTATAACAAAATCACTAACACAATGGAAAAACGATTAAAAGATTAATGGATATGGGAATAGAAGATACAATTATCAAGGTAGTGAGAGATGAAAACAATATACTGCTCGGAAAATTGGAAGATGTAATTAACCATGCAATATCCGGTATAAAGAAAGGCTATGGAGATGTGTTCTTGCCTGATTATGTACCGGTTAGAAAGGCAACAGAATTATTAGGGTGTTCTCATAGAGAATTGTTGAAGCGTTTGAATGCAATTAACGCCAAGCCTGAAAAAGTCGGCACACGTAACTGTATTACCAGAGATGAACTTTTAAAAATCATGAATTAAATAAGCTATAGTTCCATATAAATCAAGCATATTCACCGCCCGTCCGGGAGGATATGCGGTGTATAAAAAGAAACATAACCTTTTAAAATAAAACAACAATGGCAACAACGACATTACCACAATTGAAGAGCCTGTTGAACGGCGATTCTGTAAAGACAAGATTTAACGAGATATTGGGGAAGAAAGCCCCCGGATTCATCTCCTCGGTCATTTCAGCCGTCAACGGAAACACCATGCTCCAAACGGCCGATCCCCAAAGCATACTCAACTCGGCGGTCATAGCCGCCACGCTCGACCTGCCTATCAATAGCAACTTGGGTCTATCGGCCATCGTTCCCTATTACGACTCCAAGCTGAGGACGACAGTAGCACAATTCCAGCTCATGTACAAGGGACTGATAGAGCTATGCCTGCGAAGCGGACAATTCTCGTCACTCATAGACGAGGTGGTCTATGAGGGTCAACTTGTCAAGAAGAATAAATTCACGGGCGAATACATCTTCGACGAGGATTCAAAGACCTCCGACAAGGTCATCGGCTATATGGCCTATTTCCGTCTTGTGAACGGGTTCGAGAAAACACACTACATGACAGTAGGGGAAGTCGAGGCGCATGCCAAGAAGTATTCCCAATCCTACAAGAAAGGGTTCGGCGTATGGAAAGACGACTTCGACACGATGGCACGGAAGACGGTTTTAAAACTTCTGCTCGCCAAATATGCTCCCAAATCGATAGAAATGCAACGGGCTATCACTTTCGACCAAGCCACGATAAAGGGAGATTTGACACAGCAAGACACCAGCGTGGACGAAGTGGAAATCGAATATGTCGACAACGATACGGCGACCGAACGTCTGAGGGAGATGGCCGTCGAAGCAGTCGAGCAACCGGAATCTGAAAATGTCAACGGACAAGGACTGTTTGAGTGATGGAAGCGCAAAGGACTCTTGAATGGTACAGGAAGCGCCTCGGCTGTTTCACGGGCAGCCGCATAGGCGACCTGATGAAAGCGAACCGAAGCGGAAACGGGTTCGGGGAATGCGCCATGAGCTACATCTACCAAGTAGCAGGAGAGCGCATGCTCAATCCCCTGCTGTTCGAGGACGACGAGGTTTTCGAAAGTTACCTCTATCAAACCGACATATCCTCGAAACAGATGCGATGGGGAGCAGAGCAGGAACCCGACGCACGCAGACTATACGAGTTGAAAACAGGTCGCCGTGTCGTCGAGGTAGGACTGTGCAAACACCCCACCATCGCCCATTTCGCAGCCAGCCCCGACGGATATTATTACGATGAGAATAAGCGGGAAAAAGGGGTAATCGAGATAAAAAGCGTGGGAACGGCCACATATGCCAAATACTTCCACAAGATAAAGGACAACGATACCCTCCTGTCCACGGAGCCTAAGTACTATTACCAAATCATGTCCGAACTCATGTGCATTGAAGCCTATTGGTGCGATTTCATCGTATATAACCCGTTCGAGAAGCCCTCCATGTTTATCAGAAGGATATATCCAGATGATAACACCTTCAAGAAGATAGCCGAAAGGATATGCGAAGCCGATGAATTAGTCAATGAAATAATCCATTCATGA